GACGGCTGGTGCAACCGTGACGGCTGGTTACGTTTTAATCAAAGCCGCGCAAATCGTTGTCAATGGCGATACGGCAGCCCGCGCAGGATCGGCAATCTCCAGCTTTACCTCTACAAGTTCGGCAACGCTCCTTGCGGCTAATAATTCGAGGAAGTCGGCAATCATCACTAACGAAGGCGCTGGCACTCTTTATGTGCTAATCGGCCTAGGGACTGCATCTGCAACCAACTACAGCGTGTCTCTTGCCTCTGGTGACGTCGTAACACTCAACGGAGTCACACAAGCCTTGACGGGCATTTTCGGGGCTGCTGGAACTGCTCGCGTAACCGAATTGACCTAATGCCAAAGATTTTTACGCCGGACCAATACGGGCTTGAGGTTAAGCGCGTAGGCGCTGGCAAGCTTGTCTCGATTGACTCTGGGGACACAATGCAAGTGCGGCGGTTTCGATCCAATGTCCCAACCTCAGATCCGTTCTGGAGTTCGGTTCAATACTTTCAAAATTGGGATTCTCTAACTGTTGGAACGGTTGCAAACGGCCAAAACATGAAGGCTGGCGGCACATTGTCGCTTGTAGCAAATCCGACTCAGACTTACGGAGGAAACACTTTTACAACTGGCACTGGATTTCTTGCAATATCAGCAACTCGAAGCAGATCAACGCCAAATTCAATTTCTCCCAACGCCAGCGGGACTGCCCCCGCACTTGGAAAGTCTGGGTTAAATATTGCAGGGGCAACACCGTTTTCGATCGAGGCGTCATTTTGGTGGAATGCATCAACAGGGGCTACGGGCCGGTTAATTGGCGGGTTTGATTCAGTTTTTGGTGGAATTGTCTTCAGTTTCATCTTGCTGACCGATGGGACTTTACAGGCGCAGTACAACAACACTGTTGGGGGCACTAGCACAATCAATGTTGCAACGATTCCGATTCAGACTTGGACGGATCTTGCAATTTGCAGGGACGGTTCTGGAACAATGTATTTTTTTGTAAATGGGTCGCTTGTCCAAACGGTGGGAGGAATGCAATTTATTTTTCCAGCACTGATTTACATGACTGCACCGCGAGTCAATACAGCAGCAGATCTTGCGTTTATGGACGAAATGCGAATCACACTTGGCGTGTGCCGCTACACCGCTAGCTACACTCCGCTTTTCCCACTCCCAGCACAATGAGTGACTTCCAACGCGCCTTAGATTTTGTCCTACGCTGGGAAACTGTTTTCGAGAAAGGCCATCACGGCGATTACGATTTCGCCATCGCCGAGAACGATCCAGACGATCCCGGTGGCATAACCAAGTTCGGACTCGATGCCAGAACGCACGGGCCAGAGGTTGCACGGCTAACAGTCGAGGAAGCGGGTGATATTTACTCGTCCTATTACTGGCTTGATTTTGGTTGCGATGTTTTACCGTGGCCCGTGAATCTCGTAGCGTTTGACTCTGCGGTAAACGTCGGCAAGGGGCAGACAACACGCTTTTTCCAGCGACTTGCAGGCAGCGCAGTGGATGGAGTGTGGGGACCAAACACGTCAGCAGCAGTGGGCGAGTGGATTGTTGACGTCGGTGCAGAAGTGGCGGCGTTGTCGATTGTTCACGCCCGCGAAGATTTTTACAAAGAACTCGCGCAACGGAAGCCTGCAATGGCGAAGTTTTTGCGCGGGTGGCTAAACCGCACTCAAGACCTTAAAAAAGAATTTGCAAATGGAGTGGCTTAAAAAAATTGCGCCAACGGTTGGAACGCTGCTGGGAGGCCCGCTTGGAGGCATCGCAGCGCAGGCACTTGGAGACATCCTAGGCGGTGAGAAAACGGTGGATGCAGTCACGAATGCGCTCCAGAAAAACACGCTTACGGCAGAGCAGTTGGCGGCGATTAAGAAGGCCGATGCAGAGCTCGAATTGAGGCTGAAGGAAATGGGGATCGAACTTGCAAAGATCGAAATGCAAGACCGCGACGGTGCTAGGAAAATGCAGTCTGCGACAGGATCATGGACGCCAGCGGCTTTAGCGTGTGTGGTGACGCTTGGGTTTTTCGGAATCCTGATGGGCCTGATGACTGGGGATCTAAAATTGTGGGATAACCCCGGACTGACGCTGCTACTAGGCGCACTTAGCACGTCGTGGGGGTGCGTTATCTCATTTTATTTTGGGGCGTCTCACCAGCAAACCCCTACAGTAAAATGATTGATCTCGAATCCATAGGCATCCGTGTTGGCTTCCTCGTGGCAGGCTTGTTTGGCGCGGTTTTAATGACCACCAAGCGAGCGGCGGCAACGATAGGACAGACCACGCTTTCCATTGTTGGCGGGGCTGCATCGGCAAATTACATGACGCCGATTGTTCTAAAAATCACCAAACTCGACCCAAATGACAGCGGCTATGCAATCGCGTTCCTACTGGGCTTTGGTGGGCTCAAGGCAGTCGAAAAACTAGCTACACGTTTTATCGGAGAAACATCATCAAATGAACCTCCAAACCGTACTAAACGCGGTCACTAACTTTATAAACGTCACCACGATCACAGCGATCGTGATTTTCGTTTTTGGGCGTGAAGATTCGCCAATTCACAAAGACAAGTTTCGCGCCATCGCCGGAAAATTGGCGCTTTCGACGCTGATGGCTGGGAGTTGCTGGAACCTGCTCACGCTTTCGACTCCGGCGCCAAGTGAGATTCTCACAAATTTTGGCATCTCGATGACGTTCCTGTTGGGAGCGCACTGGCACTACTGCGAATTTATCGCGCCAAAGCAACCACCGAGAAATCCTCGGAAGATCAAAAAGCAACCGTTAAGTAATACTTGTCAGTTGCCAAAACGGCGCAAAGCAAATGGCTAACGTCGTCCGCAAGTGGAAGCGGTTCTTGGCCGTCGGTTGTTCTCACGGGCATCTGGCGGACCAATCGCTTCTCAAGCAAGTTCTCGCGTTCAAAAAAAGGTGGAAGCCGGATTTCACAGCGCACTTGGGAGACGCAATCGACCTCGCAGCATTCCGCGCAGGAGCTTTGGGATCTAGCGACGAGGCTGAAGACCCATCGGCAGATATCCACGATGGGCTTGCGTTTATCTCGCAATTAGAACCACGCCTTTGGATGCTCGGAAACCATGAGCATCGTTTGCACACTCTAATAGCCTCACCGCGGGCTTTGGTGAGCGGTCTGGCGTCTCGTATTTATTCCGAACTTACAGACCGCGCCAAGAGGCTTAAATGTGAGGTCGTTCCGTATTCTTTTGCAAAAGGTTGGAGGCAAATTGGCGACACCCTGTTGGGGCATGGGTATATGGTTAATGAGCAGGCTGTACGAGATCACGCGGAGGCGGTTTGCAGCGGAACCGCGACGAAAGTTTTAATCGCTCACCTCCACCGAGTCGCACAGGCAGAAGGCCGGAATAGAGCGCACCCTACTGGGTATTGTCTAGGATGGCTTGGCGACGTAGAGCAGGCAAACTACGCGGCGCTCAGACGTGCTACAAGCTCATGGAGCAGAGGCTTTGCTTGGGGCGAATACACAGATAACGAAACTCAAATATGGCTAGCCAAGGAAACAAAAAGCGGGACATTTCATCTGCCAATTTAGCGGACTGGGTGCAAAAACTTCGGGACGAATTAAGGCATGAAATTGCCCCAAATGGGTGGTATTCGATTAACGAAATCATTGAATTGACCAAGGTTTCCCGTACCAGTTTGCAAGACAAGTTGCGGGACAAAAAGATTGAACGGAAACGGTTCAAGCCTAGAAATGGTGGCCGTCCCTCAATGCACTACAAAATGCAATGACTGAAGAACAACGCATCCGACAGGCGATCAATCTGCTAGGCGAGTTTTTTGACACCGTGCAGGTTTTTGCGACTCGTTATGATCCCGCGACCGAAGCAACAGAGCACTGGACGGATGGAGTCGGCAACATTTTTGCACGACTCCATCAAGTCCAGCGCTACGCTCGGCAGCAGGACTTACCTGCGGACTACGTAGACGACGAGGAGGATGGCGAGGACTCCTGAGCGTGCTGGAAGATTGGCTTGATAACTACAGTGCCGTTCCGTTGTTTATTTTTTCGTATTTTCATACACCCTGGCCCGCAGCAAACTTGGCGCACGCAAAGGCGCTTTTGAAACGCGCTCCCGCACTCGGGGCAAGTGCAGGTCACGATATCGTTTCGCCGTTGTTTGCGATCCCAGAGCCAATGAGCGCACGCATCACAGTGCACTGAGTTGAGCCCATCCGGCATCTCGCAGTCGCAGCGACGGCACTGTCGCTTTTGGGGTAGAGCCACGATTTGCCCACGCGCCTTAGCCGCTTCCATGGCTGCTCGGAAACTGACGGGGTCGAATTTAATTCCATCGGCACTCCTAAACGATTCGAGCCAGTCGTCCCACTTGTTCCAAGCAGTTCGGCGCGAGACATACGATTGGCCATTGATTGTTCCGTTGCTCATTTCCCCTCCTCCCATTTGCCTAGTGTCCGCAAAAACGCCTCTGCACGTTGGCGGGCTGTGGCGGTAGCAAATTCCCAAGAGTCCGTGTGTATTGTTCCAAGCCAATCGATATACTGATTCCTCAGATTTTTA